CCAGTTCGGCATCAAGCCGACGCTGATTGAGGCCAACCGTACCCGGCTCGACGTTTCCGGCAACTGCTTCATTGCGATGGCCCAAACATTCAGCCGAAGGAAGGACGCAAGCGAATACACGGACCTCTTGGCCCGGATGGACCTGGTGATTATTGACGAAGCCCACAAGCAGACATTCAACCCCCTGCTGCCATACATCAACCCCAAGGCCGTGGTCATCGGTGCGACTGCAACGCCATTGAGGAGGGGAAAGCAGGAATGCCTCTCCAAGTTCTACAAGGCTCTCCATGCACCGGTCCAGGTGCAGGAACTGATCAGCCAAGGCTACCTGGCCGAGCCAACGACCTACGGAATGACGCAGGACCTATCTGGGATCCGCATGAAGGGCGATGATTACGACACCGAGCAAATGGCCCAACGATTCAGCGAGCGGAAGGTTTTTGCCGGGGTGGTGCAGAACTATGCAAAGGTCTGCCCAGGCAAGAAGGCCATTGTCTTTGCCAGCAACATCGCATCGAGCAAGGAGGTCTGCGAGGCTTTGCAGGTCGCAGGATTCAACGCCCGGCACGTTGACGGAGAGATGTCCAAGACATTGCGAGCCGAAACACTTGCGTGGTTCAAGCAGTCAAGCGATGGCATTCTTTGCAACTGCGACCTGATGACCACGGGCTTTGATGAACCGACGATCGAGGTCGTCATTCTTTACCGGGCGACTGCAAGCGTTCCGTTGTTTATGCAGATGGTTGGCCGAGGCTCCAGGGTAACGCCAACCAAGACACGGTTTACGGTGTTGGACTTTGGAAACAACGTGCAGACCCATGGCTTTTGGGAAACCAACCGGGAATGGTCCTTGAAGAAAAAACGCAAACGTGAGTCCGCTGGCGTTGGTGGGGTGAAGAACTGCAAGAAGTGCGAGGCCATTATCCCGGTTGCTGCCATGGAGTGCAAGCACTGCGGTTACGAATACGAGCGAAAGGCAAAGCCTCCAGGGGAAATCGTAAATTTGCAGATGCTAACCAAGGCCCAAGGCATGGAAATGGCAAAGCAAAGCACGATGTACCAAAAGGCTCAACTGGCGAAGGCCAAGGTCATCAGCCCGTTTTGGGTGCTTCACAACTGCAAGACCAGGGCCGAGGCCGAAGAGTTTGTCAGTTACATGGGATGGCGGAGGGGTTGGCTTTACCACAACGCAAAACGATTCAAAATCTTTCAATCATGAGTTCAGAATTTAAACTTCAAGCCGAATGCTTCCAGTGGCACTGGAACAACTTCCCCAACGATCGGGGTCGATTGTTCACGGTCAACAACAACGCACCGAATGCCTATGCCGGCAGCGTGATGAAGGCTATGGGCGTGGTCGCAGGGGTCAGCGACATGATATGGCTATCGCCTACCGGTGCGGTGATGCTGGAGTTCAAAGCCGAGAAAGGCAAGCAGTCCCTGTCGCAGAAGTGGTGGCAGGGGGTCGTCCAAGAAGCAGGGTACAGGTACGAGGTCATCCGAAGCGTGGAGGACTTTCATCGAGTGGTTGCAGGTGTGTAGTTCCTGTGTATATTTGCCTCATGCGATACCTGCTACTGCTCCTGCTGACCGCTTGCACCAACGACCGCCCTTGGAAGGTGATTGAGGTCCGGGCCAAGGGTAACGCCTGCGAGTATGTCCTAAGCCGAAGCAACGGATTTGGACCGCAAATAAAGACCCTGACCGATTCGTGTGGTGCGTACAAACTATTTCAAACTTTAAAACCTAAATAAAATGACACAAGAACAAAGTAATAGCACCAATGTGCTGTTATGTGATGTTTGGGTTCGGGCAGATAAGCCTGTTAGAGAATATCCTTTGGGAACGAAATTCAAAGCCTTAATGGGTGGATATTGGATAAGAGTTGAACGAGGGTTTAAATGGTGTACTGGTTCAACGTTCCCAAATGTCGGAGGTGATTGGACTGGCGAAGTGTGTCTGCCAAATATCATATAACTCGCTTATTTGTGAGCAAATCGTCAGCCTACACGCTGACAAAACCTCTCCCAGCGTCAGCCTATAAGTTGACATAAAATACCCAAAACCCCGCAAATTGTCCCATATAAACCCCAAACCTATGAAAACCACACCCACCGATTTCCGACGCTGGCAACTGCATATCCGCAAGGAGTGCGTCAACTGCTCAAAGCCCGACCATTCCGAAACCATCAAGGCTTGGTCCGTCAACTGGACCCTGCTCGGTCGTATCCTCCAAGCCAAAAACGCCTGACCATGGAATGGATTAAATGCTTGGACAGGATGCCGGAACCTTACGAGCCTGTCCTGATATTCACAACCGACATGAACCAAGCCTACGCATGGCTCGGAGATGGCCGCTGGTACTACGAGCATCAAACTTGGTTCCTAATCGAAGTCAGTCACTGGATGCCCCTACCCCCTAACCCTTTTTAAAATGGACCTAATCACACGCACAATCCTCGGCTATTCCGCAGAGGTCGTCGGAGTCAACCCCGACCAAATCATCAGCAACATCAAGACCCGTGAATTTGTACTGGCTCGCAGCATCTTTGCCGACATTGCCTACTCCGAATACATGTACAGTTATTCTCGCATCGGGCGAATCCTGAATCGGGATCACGCCACGATCATGCACAACATAGAAGTCCTGAATAACCAGATGTGGCAACTGCCGTCAATCAAGCACCTTCGTAAGGAAGTTTTCAACAGGACCAAAGAATTTCTGCAACATCCGCAGTAATCTATGCAATCTTTGCGTGAGTGAACGCAGAGAGCATCGTCCTTGACTTATACCGAAGCGGAGAAATCCGCAAGGCTTGCCTCACCATTACGGGGGGCAATCCGCTTTGGAAGGACCTCGAACAAGAGGTCGTCCTGATTCTGCTCGAAAAGGACCCCGACAAAATCCTCAAAATGCAGGTCCAAGGCTACCTGCGGTTCTACATCGTTCGGCTCATCATGAACCTGTACCGGGGCAACAACAACCAGTTTGCCAAGAAGTACCGCCACCACGACGAGCGTGTCGAGGTTGACCCCGAAACCCAAGAAGAAGGGAAGGACTACGATACCCTGCTTGACGACCTTTGGGCCATCGCCCAGCAAGAAATGGATTCGTGGGCCAAGGACGGAGCATTCCCGTACGACAAAGAACTGCTGAACCTGCTTATGCAGACAGGCAATATGAAGGCCATGAGCCGGGAAACGGGTATCCCTTACCGGTCCATTATTTACTCAATAGAACAGGCCAAGGCCAAAATCAAAACCGCAATCGAGTCCAATGGATATACTGGTCTATCCCATCCTGATTAGTGCTTTAGCGACCCTTGCGGTCGTGGAGTTCCGGGTCCTGCCCCAATGGTTCTACGCTTTGCCATTCGCCAAGCGGAAGCCGTTTTCGTGTATGACCTGCTTTGGGTTTTGGATGGGCTTTGCCCTGACCCTGCCGACCTGCCAATGGTACTTGGCCCCTATCCTTGGACTCGCCTCATCTGCCACCGCAATCATCATCCGGGAATGGACCTTCAAATGACCAACGAGCAGTTCATCGTTGCCCAAAAGCACAGGAAGTACTGGGACCAATATGTGGCATCGCTGACGATGCGACTGCCACCCGATGCCGTTGCCGAACTCCAAGCCATCCTCACGGCTCACGGGCGACCCCCGACAAATTGGTGGTGTGCGGACTGCGTAAAATCGGCTCTTCAATACATTTACCTACAAGCGGACTTGTTTGCCGAAACCAACCAAAACACCGTTACAATCCCACTAAGCAATGCCCCTGCCAATCCCGAACAATAACGAAAGCAGAGAAGGTTTCATCGGTCGCTGTATGTCCAACAACAGTGTCAACACGGAGTTCCCCGATACGGCTCAACGGCTTGCGGTTTGTGGCTCAACGTGGGAGAATCACAAGAGGCAGCAGTTCGAGTCTTATTCGGATTACGGCCAAGAGATTCGGGCCAATGCAAAGAGGGGGATAGAATTGAACGAACGGAACGGGAACAAGTGTGCCACGCAGACAGGCAAAGTCAGGGCGCAGCAGTTAGCCAACGGGGAAGCCATATCGGTCGAAACCATCAAGCGGATGCACTCCTACCTATCCCGTGCAGAAACCTACTACGACAACGCTGACGACACCAGCGACTGCGGTTACATCTCTTACCTCCTGTGGGGTGGCAAGTCGGCTCTCTCATGGAGCAGGAATAAACTTCGGGAACTTGGGGAACTCGAAGGCTAAAGACGAAGACGAAGCCCAAGTGCAGGCTCGGATGGACTCGCTGATGATGGTCATAACGACCCTCTGCGACTGTATCGGAGCGGTGGATGAATCAAATGCCCCGAATGCATTTGCGGTCAAGATGAAGATAGTGGACAAGATTGACGAACTCATAGACAAAATCGAATACTGATGACAGGCCGACCCCGTTCTTTTGAAACCCCCGAACAACTTTGGGAGGAATTCGTGCAGTATTGCACCAAGACGAAGGCACAACCTATCCTCGTAAAAGATTGGGTTGGGCCAAAAGCAATAGAGGTCTATCGTGAAAAGGAGGCTCCCTTGACGATGGAGGGCTTTGCTCTGCATCTTTGGGATAAAGGTGTCAGGAGCGGTGCAGATGAGTATTTTACGAACAAGGACAACAGGTACGAAATGTTTTCGGAGGTCTGCTCACGTATAAAGAAAAGCATCCGAGCCGACCAAATCAAGGGAGGCATGGCTGGCATCTACAACCCATCCATCACTCAACGCCTCAACAACCTTGTGGAACGCCAAGAGAACACGGTCCATATTGAGCAACCCCTATTCCCTGACAATGGCTGATTCTATCGTTGAGGGCGTTATTGACCAATTCAGGACAAGAGCCGAACAGGGCAAAGCGAAGTACGGGACGACTATGGACCGCAACGACCTGACCCCTATGGAGTGGATTCAGCATCTGCAGGAGGAACTGATGGATGCGGTGGTGTATCTGCAAAAGATAAAGACCCTTGAAAGAGCAGGAGAAGTTCATCCGAACCACGGCCGTAAATAAGGTCCGTGAGTTAAAGCGGTTCGTCAAAGGGGTACAAGGCGGTTCCAGTGCATCCAAGACATACTCCATCCTTGCCGTTGAGATTGACTACTGCACCAAGAATCCGTACACGGAAACGAGCGTTGTAGCCGAATCCATCCCACACCTCAAGCGTGGGGCCATGAGGGACTTCATGAAGATTATGACCGTTACAGGGCGGTTCAACGCTGCCCGATGGAACGCTACCGACTTCCGGTACAAGTTCGCCAACGGGTCTTACATCGAGTTCTTTTCGGCTGACGATGATTCCAAGTTAAGGGGTGCAAGGAGGGACAGGCTCTACATGAACGAGGCGAACAACCTATCCTTCCACGCTTACACGGAATTGGCTGCACGGACCAAGCAGTCGGTCATCCTTGACTGGAACCCGGTCAATGAGTTTTGGTTTCACTCCGAGTTGATGCACGACGAGGACGTGGACTTCCTTATTCTAACCTACAAGGACAACGAAGCCTGCCCCAAGAGTGCGAGGGACTTTATCGAGAAAGCAAGGGTCAAGGCTGAAACTTCGGAGTATTGGGCAAACTGGTACAAGGTGTACGGCCTAGGTCAGGTCGGAACGCTCCAAGGTGCGATATACGAGGACTTTGAGG